CCAGTAATATCATCAGTTACTGTAATTGTTCCAGTAAGCAAGGGCAGATAACGAAAGTACCATCTTCCTTAAAGGTATGTATATTTCAGTTTCTTAATGGTATAATAAAACTAGGAGGAATAATGGCATTTCCAAGCACTTATAATTTTAACTACTATCGTGGTGACACGGCAGAATTTGTTGCACGTCCAAAGAACGCAAATAATGGATCAAACTTTGATCTTACAGACTATGATGCAAGTTTTACAATTGCAAACCAGCGTGGAGCATTAGGGACACAGTATGATGCAGATGCTGTAGTTAATGAAACGACAGATATTGTTACATGCACTATTACTCCAACATTAGGACGAGAACTAGAAGCAGGAACATATGTCTATGACGTTCAAATTGATAACGGTGTTCAGATCTATACCTTGCTTACTGGAACAATTACAGTAACTGATGATATTACTGGAGCAGTTTAATGGCAGATGTTGTATTATCAAATGATGATATTACAGTACTTGGGCCACCAGAGATTGTAGAACTTCTTGTAGATATTGGTCCAACTGGTCAAAGAGGTAGTAAGTTTTTTGTTGGTTCTGGAGAGCCAAATTCATTGACAACAAGTGGATCTATCTTTGGTGAAGTTATTAATCTATATGATATGTACATCAACTCTACTCCTGGAGTAAACTATGGATACCTTTATCAGTATAAGTCTGAGACTGGTGGAAATACTTGGGTTCAGGTCTTAAAGATTGCTCCAACACTTTATTCAAAGCGTCACACAGTTACTTTTGCATCAGGAGAGGCATCAGTTGCTATTCCAATTGCAAATATAGTAACTGTTTCTGGAACACCTCTTACAGCATCTAACTTTAATGTTCAATATAGTATTGAAAACACAGTTCCAATTGCTTCTTCAGTTGAGATCCCCGCACTTTCTGGAGCAGGCACAAACCTGGTAGTAAATTTAAATGCTGCCAAGTATGCAAGCAGTACCTGGTCTAACTTAACAGGAGAGGTAACGGTACATATCTTTATATCTGTAGTTATCTAATTATGGTATAATCTTGATGAGGTGAAAATATGGCAGCAGAATCAATAGGTACTTTAGTACCAACAAAAATTCCAGGTTTAGCAGACCAAGCAGATATTCAGGCTGCACTACGTCTTTATCATTACGGATCCTATACATTTGATACAGCAGAAACAGATGCAACAGAACTTGTAAATCCATCTATTGCATATACACTTAATGATCTGCAGGATCAGGTTGATGCATTATCTGGTGGCAGCGCAATTTCATCAACAAGTTTTAATGCTAAAGGAGACATTCTTTCAGCCTCAGCAAATGATACACTCTCGGTTCTAAGTGTTGGTTCAAATGGCAGAGTTCTTACTGCAAACTCTGCAACTGCAACAGGTCTAGAATGGTCCATCCCAGAAGTAACATTATCAAACTCTGTAACATTGAGTGGAAAAACATTAACTGCCCCCAAGTTTGCAGATCTTGGATATATAGCAGATGCTAATGGCAATGAACTTATCGTTATGGATACCGTGGCTTCTGCGGTAAATGAAGTTAAGGTAGCAAACGCAGCAACTGGTGGAAAGCCATCAATTGCAGCACAGGGTGGAGATACAGACGTATCTTTAAACCTAGTCTCAAAGGGTGCTGGAGAAATTCAGTCAAATGGTGTAAGAGTAGCAACTAATGATGACATTTTGTTATCTATGGTTGGGGCATTATAATATGCCGTATAATAATATGGAAATAGAGGAGTAATTTATGGCAACAACAATTAAGGCTTTTGGGCGTGGAGCGTTTGAAACTTCCTCTGCAACACTATATGAAGTACCATCTTCTACTACATCTTTAGTCACAAATATTGTAGTTGCAAATGCAAGTGAGACAGATGCTACATTTACTATTACTTTTGATGGTGTAGAGGTAATCCCCAACTCTACTATAGTTGCTAACTCAGTAGCAACATTTGACATGAAGCAAGCATTGGCTACAACTAAGATTATTGCAGGTTATGCAAGTTCTACAGATGTAAAGTACCATATAACTGGTGCTGAAATTGCATAATAAATGTGATATAATACTATCAGGAGGTAGTAACTAATGGCTACAACAACATCAAAAGCACTAGCAAGAACTGCTGCAGCAACTTCAAGCACAACCTTGTACACAGTCCCAGCAGATACAACAGCAGTTGTTACAAACATCGCTGTCTGTAATAACGCATCATCCGCTGCCACATTTACAATTTTATTGGATGATATTGAACTTCAGAAAGATTCAGCACTTGCAGCAAATTCAACGGTATATATTGATTTGAAGCAGGTTCTGGCAACAACAAAAACTATTAAAGGTCTAGCATCTGCAACAACTGTAGACTTTCATATTAGCGGAGTGGAGATAGCATAATGGCATCAACAGTTTTTCCAGTACCAAGTACATCGGCATCAACCCTAAATACGTTTAACATTCTTGCTCCCACAGCAAATACTGCCAATAGAATTTCAAGAACATTTTCTCAGGGCATTTGGACCTTTGTTGGAACTGCAACATCAACACCAACAACACAGATATACTTATATTCTGGCAACACACTTGTTTATTCTTCTAGTAGCACAAGCACTATTACAGCAAATCTTGGTCAAGACTGCGATCTATTGATCTTTGTGTCAAACGTAACCAATACAACAATTGCTATTACGCAAACATCTGCAAAAATAAGTTCTACATCAGGAACTCTTCAAGTTTTAACATCTTCTCAAACTTACAGTAACACTGGAACTGGATATACAGTTATTGTCGGTGCTGGAGGCGGAGGAGGGGGATATGCTTCTCCACCACCAAGAACTGGAGGAAGAGGCGGATCTGGCGGAATTGTAAATGCAACAGTTTCTCTTACAAGTTCTATGCCTGTTGTAATCGGATCAGGTGGCGGTGGCGGTGGTGTCAACGGTGGTGGATCTGGCGGAGGAACAACAACTTTTGCAGGATACACATGTACAGGTGGAAATGGTGGTTCTCCAGGATCATCAGGAACTGGTGGATCACCTAACGGTGTTAATGGTGGAGATACTCCAAATGCTACTTATGGAATCCCATGGGTAACAGGACCATCTACAATTCCTTATGGAAATGGTGGAAGTGGTTCTACAGAAAATAACTATAATGGCGGTGGCGGTGCTGGTGGCGCTGTCTACGTACTGAAATTCTAAGGAGATAAAATGGCAAACTTTGCAATTATTGAGAACGGTATTGTAGAAAATATTATTTCTGCTGATACACTAGAAATTGCTCAAGAAGTTACTGGAAAAGTATGCGTAGAATATGTAGAAGACAGTGATAATCGTGCACATATTGGTCTATCATATAATAATGGTGTATTTGAACAGCCAGAGACTTCTCCAATTGAGTAAATGAAGTAAAAAAAATACCCCTACTAATTAAAGTAGGGGTTATTTTTTTTATCTTTAAGCGTATTGGCTAGGGAACTTTTTTAGCCATCTTTGATATTGAATAGGCTTGGCATGTTTCCAAGACTTCCAGTCTGTTCCACCCTTAGTCATATAAAATACAATCTCTGCATTTTTAACAGGGCTAAACAACTCAACATTAGTATCTAGTTCAAACTTATTTCTACGGTCAGGTCCTAGATCCCCGATCATATTTATTTGGAATACCCCGTAAGAACTGTCTCCAGTCTTAGCATTTCCATTAAAAGCAAAAGGTCTTCCGTTTGATTCTGCCTTGGCTACAGCCCAAGCAGTCTTCAGACCTTTTCCAGTAAAGCCTACAGCCTTCAATAATTGAACTAGGTCGTAGTCTGTCAAAGACACAGCGTTCATGTACTTTGCCAAGATTACCTCTTTCTTTGGCTTAGAAACCAAAAAAGCCGACTTAGGGTCGGCAGGGGCAGTATCAGACGTATTACTTAGTAAATTATTCTCAGTTGTATTCGTAAGCGCATTAGCAGAGTTGCTTACAGGTGCAAGCATTCCAACCAATGATAGGATTCCAATCCAAGCCATCTTGTCTCTTCTCATCAAATTAACCTCCTAGAAACAAAAGAACCAGTTGTCTGGTTCTATCCAAGTATAACATGGATTTGCCCTGAAAAGCAAACTTTTGACATTTTTATATATTTGTTACCGTTTTGTTATAATTGAAAGTGGTATAATAGAAAGACTATGGCTACAGGCGCAACTACAAACTACGACATTCCTTATCCACTATCAAGTGATCCAGTGAATGTGCACGAAGATATTCAGTCATTGGCTGAAACAATTGAGTCATTACTTGGAACTATTGGTCCTGCATATCATACACTTGATGTTACTAATAATAGTGGGTCTTCTATTTCTAAAGGAGATCCTGTTTATATTTCAGGGTATGGAACATCAAAACCAGCAATTGCAAAATGCGATTCTGATGACCTTACAACATTCCCAGTAATTGGATTAGCAACAACAGCAATCTCAAACTCATCTGATGGAATTGTATTACTATCTGGAGTATTTTCAAATATTAATACAAATGCTTATACCGTTGGAAATAAACTATATGTTGCCAATGGTGGAGGTTTGACAGCAACACAACCTGCAACAGGTTCTGGAGCAGTGGGAATAGTTTTAAAGAAAAACGCATCTAGCGGAATCATTCTAGTTGGGCAACCAAAGGGCAATGGCACCTGGGGAGCACTGAAAGCAGGGTTATCATAATGGCAACTTACAGAGGTCAAGGCGCATCTACATACGATATTGGTGAAGCGCCACCGTTTGTTAACTGGACTATTGTAAAAGGCGACACAGCCTCTTTTAGGGTTTACCTAACAGATGATGCTAAGCAGCCTCTAAACATCCCTGACTGGACTATAGAAGCGGAA